ACCAGTTCGCTCTTCTGGCGTGCTGCTGACCAGCTAAGATCCGATGACGCATCAGGTACAGTAGACGCTATAGAGGCGACCTATGTGCCGGTTGTAAAAGCCCTTAAAGACGAATTAGGACTAAGGTTAAGGGCTAAGGGTGCAAACACCATCACAACGCCCACATTCGCCCCTGACGGCCTTACAGCGAAGACTATAGTTAAGACTGGTAATCAAGCTCTGTTAGTTGGCGATATATCCGGTGCTGATCATGAGTTATTACTTGTCTTTAATTCTACTAATGATAATTGGGAATTATTAAACCCTACTTATCTAGCCACAAGTGATTTTACTGGAAGCAATCAAAGTTTAGTTTCAAATGGTTTCCAAAAAATACCAGGCGGGTTGATTGAACAATGGGGTACTAATAATGTAGCCGCTAATACAACCGTATTAATTAGTCTACCTACTACATTCCCAACTGCTGGACTAAATTCTGTATGTTCTTATGATTCTAATTCAACAGGTCTTGCCGAGCCATGCGCATCTTTAACTCCATCAACAACTCAAATAAGCTTATCTAATGGGCAAAATGCAGCACTAGATATAGCCTGGAAAGCAATAGGACATTAATTATGACTATTTTTTATAATGCAATAACTAAGGGATTTTATTCTTCTGAGATTCATGGAGATAATATTCCTAGTGAGGCTGTTGAAATAACAAAGACTAAATATGCTGAATTATTGGAAGGCCAATCTTCTGGCAAGATGATTACAATGGATGGTCAAGGGATTCCGGTTTTGGAAGATCTACCAATAGTGCCAAGAACAAATCAAGATGATATTGATGACATTGAGGCAGGTATTACTGAAAGACGTATGAGAGAAGCTATTTTAACTCCCGAAGGTAAAGGCTGGCTTCAGGCTGAAGAAAACAAGATTGAAGCAATCAGAAACAGGCCCTGAAATGTCCTTTGCTTTTAGCCAAAAATCTATTGACCGAAGAAAAGGTGTTGATCCTCGATTGATAGAAATATCTGATCTCGCTATTCAATTAACCAAGATTGATTTTGGAATACCAAAAGACGGCGGTGTGAGGACAGCACAGAGGCAAAGTGAATTGTATTTATCAGGAGTTAGCAAGGCTGATGGGTTCCTGAAAGAGAGCAAACATCAATCAGGAAAGGCTTTAGACGTTTATGCTTATGTTGACGGGAAAGCTAGTTGGGAAACGAAGCATCTAAGCATGGTTGCTTGTGCTATGTTGCAGGCGGCTAGTATGCTTCAATATAAAATATCTTGGGGTGGGTTATGGGATAACTTCATTGATATGCCGCATTTCCAGCTTTTCGAGGATTTATCATGAAATGGTATTATTGGGCTGGATCGTTTGTTGCCTTCTGGGTATTTCTTCCGTCCTTGTTGGTGGCTATTGGATTGCCATTCAAACAAGAACAGGGATTGCGGACTTTTGATAATGGTGATCCAACTATTCAATATGATTTGCCTGATTGGTTGAGATGGTTACAGAATGTCGAGGATGGATTAACAGGTGATAGCCGAGGCTGGTACTGGCATGAATACTTTCCAGCATGGGTTCCTGATTGGTATAAATCGTGGTGGTGGTCAGCTTGGCGAAACCCCTGGAATTATCTGAAAAGAAACGTCATTGGTATTGATGTTCGTGAGTTCACTTTTCATAAGCTGGTTGGTGAAGATTATGTTCGAGATGATCTTGACAGCCAAGGATTTCAGATCTTATATGCCATGCCAAATGATGGGATATTTCCTCGACCTATGCTGTATTGGGTTAAAGAGTTACATAATGGACGCGGTATCTGTTTTCAATTTGGATGGAAGATAAAACTGAATCATAACAATGCAATATACCTTGATGAGCATGATAATTTCAAAGGGTGGACGTTTGAACCTAATCCATATAAGGATTTGACATGAGCTTATCAATTACTAATCTGATAGCTGGAATTTTCAAGCCTGCCGCTGATCTTATTGATAATCTTCATACATCAACGGAAGAAAAGTTAGAGCAAAAAGCTAAGTTGTTAGAGATCCAGGCAGCAACGATGGATTCTGTGAATGACTACAATAAGGCTATCTTTGAAGGCCAAGCAAAGATTGTTAATTCAGAGGCAAACAGTACGCATTTGATTACTGCCACATGGCGACCTATTACAATGCTTACGTTCCTTGCGCTTGCCGTTGGTGATTCTATGGGGTGGCTTCAAGCCCCACTTAGAGATGAGGCGTGGACTCTGCTACAATTAGGATTAGGTGGTTACGTCATAGGGCGTAGCGGTGAGAAAATCATTAAAACTTTTAAGGAGTAAATCATGCCCGTGGCGAAAGGACAGAAACGTAAGAAACGTAAGGTTAAAAAGCCTCGATAATGATACCTTGGCTGCTTGCGATACTATCCATTATTACTCTGTTTTCTAATAGAGATCGGATATGGCCGCTAACGATATTTACCATTCCTGCAATATTATTTTACTTCCTTGGGGATTACCTGGATGATCTTTACTATTTAATAGCGGCCTTTATTGATTGGATAGTCATAAGGCTGTTGTTCGCATTACCAAGAACAAATAAACTAACGGTCTATCTCGCTATTGCCAGTGGGTTTTCAATCGTTATCAACATGACGGGGTGGGCTATCTATATGGAATTTCTTGATCCAGTTTCGTATGAAATGGCAGGAATTATGCTTTATGCCGCAGTAATCATTATGACTCTATGGGACTCTAGGAATGGAAACGCTAATAATAATCTCAAAGATAGCCGCGTTCGCCGCCCTTATTCTTTCGGCAATCAGTTACATTTTAGGAATGATGATAAATGAAAGAAGAAATACAAAGACTAATACAACAACTGATAGCGGGGAAGACCGGTGTGGTTGTGGTCGGAGGGACTGTGACTGTTCCCGTATGGGCTGAATGGGTACTACATGATCCCACAGCCCAAGCGATTCTTGTAATTGCTGGTTTCTTCCTAACACTACTTCTAATAGTCGTTCATGCTGCTAACGTCATACAGAAATGCAAACGGTTATTTAATCGATGGAAGAATAAATAGTCTTCGCTATAGGTTTCTGTGCAGATGCTTTTCTATAATGTCAGCCAGGTATAGGTTGTTTTCCCAATCATTATCACCATGATCCGCGCAGACATCACGTAAAGCGCTAATAGCAGCCTCGCGCTCTGCTATCCATCCTTTCTTGGCAGCCTCTGTATCATCATACCCAAGTTCACGGCAGCACGTTTGCAGCATCATGCGCCACGCCATTCTTGATCCTTGCTCATAACTTTCTTCGTTGGTGCTCATAGTTCACTCCGTATTGTTATCAAGCCTGCAAGCTCAATATCGCTTGTTCTATTGCTTATCGGTATCCCATGCCTTATGGCAAAGGCGATTCCAGAGAAAGGCGTCGTCCTTGCCTTCTTCGGTAATACAAAGTCCGTCTTTTACCATTGAGACGAACAGGAATCGCTCACCCGCCATGTGGTAGTGATTCATCCCGCATATTGCCCAGTCTTTCAGTGGCCCTTGTTCCCAAGGTGTTATTACTTCCGGCATTGCTCTATCCCCTTAAATGGATATAACAGGCGTTATAAGCCTGGTGTCTTGGTATTCGGGGTTATACAGCATCATGCACAACTTCATAATTTTCTTTAAAAAACTTTTCTGCTACAAGCCACATATCAGTTGCATCTTTTGGATTAACAGCAATCATGTCGCCAAGTTTTGGTGAACCATTGTTTTTATCTGCCTCTGAGATTGATACTAATGCCATTGGCATATCAGACTCCCAAGGCATCATTGGCTGTAATTCTTTCTTCCTATAATATCGCATCACTCGTTACCTCCAAAGATTGAGGATCAGGCTGCTCTATCCTTATCACTGATTCTTTCAAACAATCAAACTCTTCTCTAGTGACAAAAATGACAACCCCAGGCTTAACGTTTTCACATAACTTTATCATTAGTGATTTAGCAGCCTTGTTGCTCTCATCTACTATAAAACAGTCTTTCTTTTGTAATTCTGGCATTACTATTTACCTCCAAGTTGTATTTTCATCCCGTTAATACCAGCCAAATAGCTCTTATCTTCGCACTTATAAAACGCCAGTAGCTTGCTTGGCTGTTTTGTGCCATCAGGCAATATCTCATCACCATACTCAACCGGATGCCTCTCTCCACAATTCCGACAGTTAATTGAACTTCCTAACGGTGTTTTTAATTCGTCATTTCCTACAGCTAACATCTTTAACCTCCTAGAACGGAATATCCGATTCTTCCCCAAAATCATCAAAACCTCCACCCTGCTGCCTTGATGCTGGCGGCTCTTGCTGTTGTGGCTTCTTCTCACCACGAACCAGTTTAATATCGACAACTCTGGCTTTGATCTTAGCATCGTGTGTGCCGTCTTGTTTCTGGTACTTATCCAATTCAATATCATCAAGCACACAAAAGACCTGCTGGCCTTTATCCAGGTATGGTAAGAGCGACTCAGCACGCTTCTCCCATAAGGCAGCACTAATCCACGTAGTTCTCTTATTATCACCATAGCCCGCGTCACAAGCTAATGAGAGGCTAACCACGGCCTTTCCTCCCTGTGTGTATCTGAGTTCTGGAGTATTACCGATTGTGAATAAATTGCTATACATTTCTATTCCTCTTTAATGGGTGGCGGCGATTGGTGACTAAACCAATAAAGTAGTCAGCTCCGGATTGGGGAGTCGAATCCCATCTGAACCATCAGATCCGCACCGCCATAAACTTAAAATGTGATTTCTGAGTGCTTCTCATTCACTCGATCAATAAATACTTTCAATTCCTTCCTGTCCCCATGGATCTCTTTAAAGTCTTCTCTGGTGACTTTTAGCAAGAACAGGGGCAGCTCATAGTTGCGATCATCGAAACTGGCGAAATACCACCACTGAATATCGTCTGACATAATGAATGCTGCTTTTACCTGCTCGACGTATTCTTTTGGCAGTTTGTTATTGATCAGATATTCGATATGTTTTTTGCTGTCGGGGCATTTGATTTCTAACCCACCAACGACCTTGCCGCCTTCCTCGTAAATTGCGTCCGGTGAGATTCCAAACCACTCGGTATCGTCGGAGACAAGCATTCCCGTTTCAGTGAATTCGATACCCGTCTTCTTAATAACAGCCTTTCGTGCGATAGGTTCAAACTCTCTGCCTCTGGTGACGGCATCACTGTTAATGTCGCCTATTTGCGGCTCTGTCATGCGTTCGGCGATTAACTTATACATTAGGGTGTCTTGCACCTTGGGAGAGCCTAGGGCGCTTTTAAGCGTGGTTCCAGTGACCTTGCCTTGCCGGTGGCAGTGCCAATCATAAGAACCCTGCTCTACATTAATCTTGCGCATTGATGGCCTCCTTCATTTCGTCTTTAATGTTCACCAGCCTAGGTTTAAGGTTTTTCGGGATTGCCATAAACACGCTTTGTAAATCCTTCATGGTGGTACAGGCACGGAGGGCGTTTTCATGTTCGCCAGTATCTTGTCCGGTGTCGGGTTTGGCCTCCCTCACTCGCAAGGCCATCTGCTCTTGACCGAAGGCTTTAACCTTTGTGGCAAAAACTTGTATGCTTTCGCCTATCCAGTGATCGTAATGTTCTCCATAGAGTGAAGCAATACTTCGCGAGTTGGTGATGTTCAACACCATAGGCGGTGCATTTTCAAACTTAAGCACTGGAACGTACTCTGTTTTCCCTTTGATGTTTTTAATCTCTTCGATCTCAACCGATTTGATTTTTGCAATTAATTCTTCGCCTTCATTGAGGTTTTGAGAGCCAAGCAAAAGCATCTTGTTGGGGAAAAGATTCTTCCAGTGTGTCGTTTTTGATGGTTCAAAGATTAGCTGTGTCATATTATATCCTTCGGCTCACTTGTGCCGGTTGGTGGTTATTTTTACTACTTCATTCATTGTTCGCCCTCTATAGATTCAAAACAAGCCTGTTCCAAATCATCAAGTGTCTTTTTGTTAAGGCAGTCCAGAATATCATTGCAACTCGCATCGGCTTCAACACTGTTGATGGTGACAGCAGCAGGAAAACCAGGTTGCGGATTATCAGAATAGATAACCTCTTGTTGTGGTGGTTCGTAGTCAAACCATACCCTAACCGAAAGCTCGTTACCGATGCAATGATCTATATGATGTTCGCTCATTCGCCCGATCTCCACTCGTAAAATTCGCCCAAAATAAGGCAATCGTCACAAGATTGTGTCCGCTCGAATTCATAGGCATCAACCGACATCAGCCAAACAAATACCACTACTGCAACTGCGGCGAGAGCTATGAATAAATGTTTGGCAATAATCATGCTTTGTCCTCCACATAATCTCTTGCCTGGTTCTCAACAACTCGGATTAATTGAATAGCCGATCTTGCCAGTGACATAATTTGATCTAACCTCATGTCGATTATCGATCCTCCATCTACTTGATGTCGGCATATATCCATAATAGCTTCTTCGCAATCTTGAT